CTCATCAAATGTAGTGTAGCTACTATTTACGTTAATTCTCCTTGGAGGGTTTAAGTTGTCCGTCCAAAATAATAAATCGTCAATCTTATTTATACCATTTATAAGGTACTCCTTATCGAATTTTAAAATAGGATTTAACGATAGAGATATTAGGTGGTAAAATACAGTATTATTGTTTGTATTATATGAAAGTACAAGGTCAGCGTCCGTAGATGTTACAAACCAGTATATAGTCTCGTTTGAACTATCCTCGTACGCGCCTATACACCTAGCGTCGCTACTTATGTATTGTAAGTTTGTTAATAAAGTATTTCCCTTAGAGTTCTCTATAGCACCAATACTCCCAAGATCGGAGTTATTTGAAGCGCCTAGCTCTGTAGATCCTATTCTTATGTTTAGTGCGTCTATATACTCACCATCCTTTATGAATCTCTCGTCAAGGTCCTTGTTCATTCTTCCAGCGTAGAACAATGCCTCAGCTGTATTTAGTGCCTCTGCCATAACTATTTAATCCATTTATCTTTGCCTCTCATGTTCATGAGAAGTCTACCTGGGTGAATATTTCCTAGTCTTATTCTAGTGTTCCTTAGTATAGCGGTCTTCTCCTTCTTGGCTCTCTGTACAACGTACTCCTGAACACCAAACTTAGAGTTAAGTATCTGGTACTTAATATATGCGTACATGAACTCCTCTGCCATCTTGTTTACGCTTACGTTAGAGTCGTCACCGTTCTCCATACCATCTGATACGTATTCAAGTATACATAACTCACCAGCCATACCAGACCCGAAGTTAATAACTCCAGACTGCTTGTCTATTCTATATGTAGGGTTAACGTTAGCTGTCTCTGTGTTAAGGCCAAACCTAGAACCAATAGGGTAGTCGAAGTACCACATACCGTTGTAGTTAAAACCCTCTCTTCCGCTGAACGGTCCAGATCCAGGATACATAGTCTTCTGTTGGTTTGATATCCTGTCGTTGTCTAACAGCGATGTTCCCTCAAGCACGTTTCCGTCCTGATCAAATAGAACCCTACAGTTGTTGTCCTGTAGGTAACTGTTACTATAGTTTGTCTGTATATTCTCTGTAAGTGGACGAAGTATTCCGTCCTTATATAGTGATATTCTTACATAGTTAACGTAGTTGTTTGGAAGAACAAACTTAAGGTCATCACATATACTTATCTCAAGGACCTTTATCTCCTTAAGGGCGTCATAGTTTATCTCTTGGATTCCTCTCTTTGCATGGAACAGTACGTTGTATCTTGACACATTATTTATTAACTTGTCGTTTCCAACATACATCAACATAAAGTTGTTGACAATATCTTCAAGTGATAGGTACTGATAAGAGCCCCAGTTCTCACCCTCTGGATTATCTCCAGAATTTTCATAGTACTGATATCCAGTTAAGTATGCCATTATTATCCTTGTGTTTGTTTATTATTAGTCTGCTCAATATTTCCAAACTGATAGACATCACCCTCTCTTATGGATAGTCCAGCGTACTTTAATATCTTTGCCACTAGTAGAGGCTCGTCAGTAAGAGGAAGCTCAAAGTCTTGGTAGTCACTGTTTTGATTAAAAACTGGAGACCCATTAACCATTATGTATGTCCACTTTGGATCCTTAGGAACCCTTATGTACTGAGTCTTAATATTACTTGTAATTGTACTTGGGTACACTGTAACAGAGTCTCCCTCCTGGGTGTATGCTGGATAAAGTGTAGACGGTGACGTTAGATTAGATGAAAGTAGATTAAATATCTTATCGTGAGATACCCTATCTATCTCCTTCGATCCGTATCTTATTGTGTTAACGTAGTAGTAGTCGTTAGGAAGTGGAAACTTTCCTGCATCAATAGCAAGTGTAGATGTTGAAGATAGGCTATCTATAACCTCCTCAACAAGTTTAACCATGTCCGCATATCCAGTCCCAGACTGTCTATTGTTCATCTTATTTATCCAGGTGTTGTACTGGTAAAAATAATCTTCAAATATATCTATCTGTGCCTGCTTAGCAAATAAATTAAAGTCATCTGGTGTTATGTACCCAAAGTTACTCTTGTTCACAGCAGACAGCACAGTACTTCTTACTGAGTCTATCATTATTAAAAACTTTTTACAAAGATAACAAAAAAAACACCCCTTATTTTGGAGTGTTTAGTTTGAATTACTTTACGTTATTTTCTAATAACTTAAGGACCTCAATCCCTTCATCTGTCTGAAGGTATGATGCCAGTATATAATTTTTATCCTCCCCATATGGGACGGTTAGAATCTTCTTTTTATTCTGTGGTAAGTTAAAGTATATGTCTCTATCCTTATTCTTCATAACGATTACATTATACTCAAAGAACTTAGCGCAGGTATTCTGTAGCTTCAACATAGGATCGTTAAGCATACTCAAGAAGTCTGTTGGGTACGACTTAGCGTAAACAAACACGTCTCTCTTAAGCTCTGCTGTTGACATCTTCTCGATGTTTGCTCCTAATAAAACTCTAGCTACTGCCTCTAACATCTCTACGTTTAAGTCCCTAGCTGCTAACTGAGCGTCTAGTTCTGCATTAAAGTATTCGATATCGCTTGCGGCATTCTTCTCATTATTAACCTCCTCGAAGACATCTCCATATCCTGGATGTAAAGATAAGAAGTACTGTAGAACTGGATTTGTTTTAGGAACAACTAGTGCCCCATCAATAAAAATAATTGGCTCTAGTATAGAGTTTCCGTCCTGTTCTTCCTCGAATGGTGATTTTTGATTTACGGCATATCTTAATGCCCTGTTTGATGTTCCATCGAAGTGAAGTAGAGGTGCTCTACGTGTGTTTCTTGATGACAACATGTAAGTAAGTGGAGTTGAGTCTCCCTTTAGAATGTAGATCTTATCTACTGGTACTGCTTGATTTTTCATTTGATGTGATTTAATTTATTAAAATAAGAGAACACGGCGATGATCGCCGTGTCCCCTATTAAGGTATTCTAGTTTGTGAACAAGAAGAAGTTATTTGCTCCTAATGTACATAAAGCTCTTTCAGATAAGAAGTGAACCTCCATTGCATCTAAGCTAGAGTTTTGTGCTCCACCTGCAGAACCTGTGATCCAAGTCTTGTAACGTCTGTCTTCTGTTTCAGAAGCTCTGTAACGTACGTGTAAGAATGGACGTTTAGCGTTTTTACCAAGAACTTGATCGTATACTGTAGTAGATCCAGCTGGAACTAATACACCATTGATAGCTCCACCAACGATACCACCTCTTAATGAAGCGTCGTTCAAGTACTTCCAGTCAGTTTTATAGAAGTCATAACCTCTACGGAAACCTGTGAACCCTAAGTTCAATGCCATCTCTTTGTCGTTATCAAACAAACCATAAGATGTACCACCTGCTCCGTAAGAGTTTTGTTGAGCTAACATATCGTCAATGTCGAAAGAGAACTGACGGTTGATGAACAATACGTTCTCTTCGATAGCACCTTGCTTGTCAAGTCTCTTGATGATCTCATCAAAGTCAGTCAATGCAGTTGGGTTACCACCGCTGAATACGTTACCTCTGTTTCCAATAACATAGAACATACCCTCAGATCCTTTGTTTCCTACAGAAGTAGTAGCAATAGCTCCAGAAGCTGCCTCAGCAGGAACTGCCTCGATCATAGACATCTCTAAGTAATCCTCGAAACGTAGACGAGTTTCGTGCTCTGATTTAATGTACCACAAGAAACCTGTAGCTCCATTCTCAGTTGTAACCTCAACCCATCCAATTTGAGCCATGTCAGATCCAGTAACAGAGTACTTATCTTTGATGATGATTGGGTTGTTAGAGAAGATAGAGTCAGATGCTTCAACAGATTGAACCATTCCTTCTGTTCCTTTTCTGAACTCAGAACCATATACGAAACAACTTACAGTATCTGTAGCTGCAAATGTTTGTCCTGCTGCTGCGTAGTATGCAACATCAAATGTGTTTGCAGAAGAAGATACAGCTGTAATGATACCCTTGTTAGATTTTGAAGAGGCATTGTCAGAGATCAATACTGTTTGACCAACTTTAAACGCAATTCTAGCAGTACCAGAAAGGTTAGAAGATGGGATTAATGTGTCAGAAACTGTGATTGTTGCAGTATCAGCTCCAGCTGCTGCTCCAGAGGCACAGTTAACGTACTTAGTGTGTAGACGACCTTGTTCAGCCCATTTGATAAGGTCTGATGTAGATGGCATCTCTGCTCCAACAGCTCTTAAGAAAGATGCTACTGAGCGATTTCCGTAACGCTCGAATTCTTTCTCGTACGTGTCTGGAAGGTACTGATTCAAGAAGTTGAAGTCAGTGATGTAATTTGTCGCAAGAGTTTGTCTCGTTGCGCTTGGCTGTAATGCGAACCCTGGGGTACTTGCTACTTGTGCTGGCATGTTTTTGTGTTTTAAATGTTTCTATTACTTTTTATTTTTAGTCCTCTTCCGCTATCACTTTCAGTAGCTACAACTTTAAATCCTGATTGGCTGATTGACTGTGGTACATTTCTAGTATCCATATCAATATTCTTAATTTTTTTTGCATTATCTAATAACGCTTCAGCCTTGCCTTGTTCGTAAAAGAACGCGGCCATCTTCTCTGGATTCATAGCAGCTGCTAATGAACGGTGGTAACCAACATGATCAGATATCATTCCATTTGCATCTATATACTTAGATATAAAGTTTGAAACATCTGATTGAATTTTCTTAGTCTCTTTAACATCTCCAGGTGAAAACTTAACTGTCTTATCTCCTATAACGAAATCAAAACCTTTGAAATCATCAGAGAAAAGCTCCTCCGTCTTCTTTTGAAAATACTCAGATTTTCTGTAATTTTCTTCTTGTTGATTCTGCGAATCTTGAACGTATTTCTTGTAGGCGTTGTAAGTCTCCTTCTCATCTTCAGAGACAAGACCTCCAGCTGACTCAACTGGTATCCTATAAGCCTCCTTTGAATCGTCAAAGTACTTCTTAGCCTTAGCAAGCTCTTTCTTCTTGGCGAGTTCTTTCTTCTTGATATCCTTTGGATCATCTAAATCCTCGTCGTACGAGAACTTTTCCTCAATCATATAAGCGATATCCTCATCGTCTAGATCTTCATCTGTCTGTGAGTAGTACTCTGCCAACAATGAGTCTGAATCCATTGAGCTGTAGTCCCTGTTTAACTTAACAAAGTCTTCAATTCCACGTCCAGTCTCTTTCTTATATTTGAAGTATGCAGACACGTCACCTGGTAACTCTTCTGCCTCTTCTCTCTTTTGAAATAACTCATCAATTGATGTTACCTCCTTATTGTATCTGTTCTTAATGTACGATAGTACATCCTCATCCTTAAGCTCATTTGTCTGTTCAGTCTGTTCATTGGCAATGAACTCTTCTTTTTGTTGAACATCCTGACTAAACTTTTCCTCGTGTTGATCTAACAACTGTTGTTCTACCTCTTGAATAGACTTTTGCTCAGAGACACCTACATCTCTAACTGTGAAATTTTCCATTTGATTTAATTTTTAATTTAACTATTAATTATATACTTGTATTTTTATTGGTAAGTTATAGAATGATGTTGGAAATGTATTATTAGTTCCGTTTGTATTTGTAAGAGCTAATGTAAATGAAGTACCATTATTTCTTGACGCTTGTGTTAAATAACCACCGAACTCAACAAAAGAACTAGCCCATATTATTGTTTTATCTACTGTTAAAACACTTGATGATAATGTACAATTTAAATTACCACTAGAAACTGAAAAAGTAATTGTAACATTTAACTGATTAATAACATTTGTATATGTAAAATCTGTCCCATCATAAGACAATAGTATGACTGTTTCTTTATATGTATCTAAAGCACCAGATGCTCCCTGTGCTCCAGTAGGCCCCTGAACTCCTTGAATACCTTGCGCTCCTTGAGACGCTAACAGTGCCCAGTTTGTTGTAGCTAAATTTGGAGTTGTAGTTCCTGATGTAGCTAGTATACAAAAGTAAGATGCACCTCCATATCCTACAGCATCATCTGCAACATAAGATGTACCTGAAACCCATGCCCCTTGCCAGTTTAATCCAGCAGGGCCAACTGGTCCTAATGGTCCAGCAGGGCCTTGAACACCTTGTGGACCCTGTGCTCCAACACCAACTGTGTCTGCTATATCTTGTATTGTAAATGGCTGTGTCTCTGAATTTAATAATGCTGACTTTCTTTCTGTAAGGTTAACTCTTTCTGAGATTCCTATAAATCTTGTTCCAGATGGTACTGTACTCATTTTTTTTGTTTTAACAATTCCACTTGTCTAACGCAAGTTTTTTTCTTGTTGGTTCTCCGTTTGGTTTCTTCATTGGTCCTGGCATTCCAGACATTCTAGCGCAGAATGATTTTCTACGATTTGCGTCCTTACTACCTGGCTTTAATTCTGATGGCTTCTTCGTTACGGCCATCTTTAACTTACTTCCTGGGTTCTCTTTTCTATAGGATGCAACACCCTTAGCGTTTAGTCCTCCAGTTTCTGACTTACCCTCTTTTCGTGTCCAGGCTGCTGTCTTCATTTTTTTGCAAAGTTAGTTATTTATCTTGGTTCAAATTCAGCCATATCAAAGCCATCTAAACTATCCTCATTCGACTCAAAGTTTACTGGTGGAAGGTTATTCTTACGCTGATCAATTAGCTTTGACTGCTGTGTGTTCTGTATGCTTATTCTTTTGTCCTTTGCTTTTTCTTTAAGAGTGTCCTTCTGACTCATTTGTTCTGTCTCTATACCCTTTATCTGCATCTGTAGGTCAAACTCCATCTTCATAAGTTCCATCTTAAGCTGTGCCTCCTGCTTAAGTTTCTCAATATCAAAGCCAACCTCTGCCTGCTTGATCTGCATCTTAGACTGTGTCTCTGCCTGTATGGCCTGCAACGCACTCTGAGCTGCTGCCTGTTGAGACTGCTGTTGAATCTTACCTTGCATCTCCTGCTGAGCCTGCTGGTTCTTCTGTATTGTATCCTCCTTCTTCTTTCTCTGAAGTTTAAGGTACTGGTTAGCCAGCTTAAGGTTTCTAATCTCCCTGATGTCTATTGCATCCTCAAGGTATATAGAGTCTCTAGATAAGGCCATCTGAATGTTTGCCTCTAGCTGAGCCTTCTCCTCCTCATCTGGTGTAACCTCTATAAATATTCCAAAGTCATATATGTGTAACTCCTTGATGTCCTCAAGTATGCTCACATTGTACTTACCAATCTGAAGGATGAACTCCTCCTTAAAGTCTGAGTACTCAAGTATGTCTGCAACCCTGCAAGATATTGCTTCAGATAGTGTCTTAGTAATGTATAAGCTAGACTCAAGTATGTGTCTTGTGGCTGTGTTTGAGTTAAGTGCAGCAAGTTTCTGTACACCAACCAGTGAGTTAGGATCTGGCATAGAACCATCACGAGCCTCGTTAAGACCTGTAACATCTCTAATCATTCCTAGATAGTGGTTATAACTACCAACAAGGCTAGATATCTTGGCCTGTCCACTGTTTGAGTTTAGTTCCTGAATCGGAACCCTTGCGTTATTGAACTCACCATCTCCAGTGTAGCTTCTACCGATTACACTACCAGTCTGGAAGTATAGTCTAAGTGCATCCTCTGGTGTATATGCAGATCCAGTTCCAAGGTCAACCTCATTAATACCATCGGCATCAATGAATACACCATCTGGAACTACCTTAGATATAACCTGTTGTAATTTTAAGTGCACAACCTGTATAAGGTCAGCAAATGGAATCATTCTCTTAACGAGAGACTCTATTGCACCCTTGTACATCCTTGGTGCAACCGCAATGTAGTTAGGCATAGCATGCTGTGATGCTGACTTAGGTCTAACCATGTTACGAGATAACTCCCACTTTAACATAATATTAGTACCCATAACCATCACGCCATCGTACCACACATCTATAGTCTTCTCAACCTTCTCGAAGTTCCCCTCATCCATCATCTCCTGAGGTGGGTTGAAAGTGTCCTCCTTATCTATTATCTTGAAGTTCCCGTTCTCAAGGTTCTTCTTCTTGTATACTATCTTCTTGGTCGTCTTATAGTTAAAATATAACAGCGTAGCAGTGTCATTGTTAAACAAGCTGTTGCTATAAAACTGGGATGAACTGTAGTAGTTATACCAAGCCTGGCTATACTTAGAAATCTCTTCAAGTTGTTCATTAGTAAGCGTGGTGTCTATCTTTACAAGCTCTGTTATAGGTACGGTCTTAATCTCTCCCCAGTAGAAGCAGTCCTTGAAGTTTGGATCCTCTGTGTAGCTGTGAACTATATTTGCTGGATCTACATACTCAACTCTAACTCCATCTCCTGGGAGGAACATGTGCTTAACAACACCAATTCCTAGTGTGGCTATGTCGTAGTCAACTCTCTTACGTGTCTCGTTGTAGTTGTTCTGATCTAGTATAGTGTTTATGGCCTCCTCCTCTGCGATCTCTATAGCTGGCTTGTACTTAAGCTCCATATATAGAGCTAGTTCCTCGTCATTCTCTGGAAGATCGTCAGGGTTTGTGTCGAACGCGTCAACACCTAGATTATTCTTAATGTCAGTTAAAATATCTTTTGAAAGCATGTCCGCCTGTACCATGTCCTGATACTTAGACTTCTTTTGTAGTGATATAGAGTCCTGTGCGTATGCCTTTACTTTAAATAGTCGGTCATTCATTCCGTTGACAACAACGTCAACAAACTTAGGTATGATTGGTACTGGAGTCCAGTCCAAGTTTAGGTGGCTTAGATCTCCGTCTACAGCCATCTCGTTCTTATACTTAGCCACAGACTGCTCGCCCCTAGCGTACAACCTTAGCCTATGAAAGTCGCCCCACTGATTATAGAATCTTGAGTTATTATTGTCTTTCCTGAACCACTCGTAAGAGATAGCGTTCCCAATCTGTAGTCCGTATTCGTAAGATTCTTTTTGTTTATCTGATGCAAACTGATCTGGGAATGCAGTAACAGCTATGTTTATTGTTACGTCTTTCATTTATATATGTTTCCAAGTATTTCTGTTTAATATAGATTTTATATTACTCCTTGAAATTCCGTAAATTTCAGCTAATTTTAAATAAGTATATTCTTTAGTTTTATACATTTTTCTAATAGATATTACGTCTTCTTCATTTAGTTTTGCAGTAACATTTTCAGATCCTCTTTTTGCAGAACCTATCATTTTATTACGAGTGTCTTCAGAAATAGTTTTACCGTATCTTGAATTTTTATCTCCTTTACTAGCCTCTGACATTTTTAATCTTGTCTCCTTACTTGTGACCTTTCCTTTGTGAAATTCAGAAACTTTTCTCTTTTGTTCTTCAGAAATTATTTTTCCTTTATTAGGAATACTCATTTTTAATTTAGCTTCATCTGAATGAATTAATCCTAAACAACCATCTCCACCATCGGTCATGTTAACTAACATACCATTATTGGTATCTTTTCTACCATATAGAGATATAAATTCTTTTTCTTTCTCTTTTATAAAATTATAATCTTCGTGTTCAAATAGTATCTCTACTTCATAGTCAGTCTTATTAACTATTTTATTCCAGTGATCATTTCTACTTTTTTTTGAATTAGCTCTATAATAATTACTATCTATGCCTATTCCTATGTAGAATGGTATGTTTTTGTCTAATCTAATATGTCTATATAAATATGCCACTATTTTATAATTTCACTATATCTGCCATTGTTATTATATTTCGCAAAGGTAATGCTTAATTTCGATTCTTTTTTTGCCGTAAGATACACATTCTTTTGGTTAGCCATTATAGCTAATCCAGAGCTAATTGCAGCATCAAACTTTGTTCTATTATTTATATCAAACTTAGCCCACTCCTCTATTGTCCTGGTAAAGTACATGCTACCCATCTCGTCAGAGTCCCTGTACGTACTCTCCATATCCAGTCCTACGTACTTCTCTATGTACGACTCAATTGCAGCCGCGTGAGACTGCTTAACGTCTTCAGATGAGTTAGGTATACCACCTAGCTCCTTCTCTGTCTTAGACAGGTTCGTGATGTGCTTGTCTGGTCTGTTCATAGAGAATCCCCTGTATCCCCTGTTCTTTAGGTGGTAAAGCAGCCTTGGCTTGTTGTTCTCAACAAGTATCGGCATACCGTAGAACACACACGCCATGAGCACCTCCTCAAAGAATATCTCTGCCGTCTGTGGCCTTGCTATGTACTCAAGAAAGAAGTGGTTGCTTGGTGCATCGTCCATATTGAACTTAGTCAGTCCGTGAAGTGACCCGTTAGATCCTCCTCCACCAACTGTTCCTGATATATCGTAAGGGTCACAACCAAACGCACCGATGTGGTCGTTTCCTGGGTACCTCATCCCGTTCTTATTGATTACATTATTCTGTAGCTGATTGTTTGGTATCCAAGATACTAGGAATCTTCCCCTTGTGTCTGGTGTCCACACAACCCTCGTGTCCTTCTCTCCGTTGTGCCAACTGAACGATCCTCTAGTTAGAACTCTGTCCTTTATAAGTGAGTCGTTGTAGTCTATCTGCTGGTATATCTTTGTAAGGTTAAATATGGATGACTTGCTCTCGTCCCTGAACGCGTGAGACTCTGTCCTAGAGAACTGTCTGTAGAACTCATTAAGAGCATCAGCGTCACCTTTAAGTGATTCAACCTCGTTCTCCCAGTAGTCAACTGCTCCAGTCTTTATCATAGATCCGTCTATACTCTTCATTGGCTTTGAAGGCTCTCTGAAAACTGGCATACCGTAAACATCTATGTAACCCTCAAAGTTCCACTCCATCGGTATATACAGTGAGTACATGCCAGACTTAGTCTGTCCGTTGTTGTTCCTTGTTTTAATGTTTGAGTCCTCGTACAACTTTTTGAAGTTAGATCCTCCCTTTGCTAGCGCGTTAGGAGTGGACCCCATTAGACACTTACCAATAATCCTACTACCCAATCGTAGACAGGTCTTGGTAACCCTCCAGTTGTTTAGGATGTTGTCTGGTGCGAGCCACTTACCGCTCTCGTCGTGTATTAGTAGCTGTAGTTTCTGACCATCATACGAGTTATCTCCCGTGTTCTTCCAGTCAATCGTGGTGTCAAGACCCTGTATCTCAACGTCTCCGTCCTCGTACATATTCTTCTTGGTGATCTTGGATGCAGGAACCCTGAACGCCAGCTCTGTCTTTGGCTTGTCCATACCATCCTGTATCGGCTTGAAGAAGAATGGGTAGTTGTTCACGATAGGCACAACCTTGTCAGTAAACATTGTCTTGGCATCGTTACCAGTCTTGGAAAGTATCCCAAGTCTTGCATCCTTTGCAAGGGTTCCTATGTTGGCCAGCTCGCTTGATCCCATGAATGAGAATCCAGAACGTCTGATCTTAAGGTACGTCATACCGAAGCACCTATCATCAGCCTTACAAGCCTCCCAGAATATAAAGAATATCCTATTAGCCTCCCTGAAGTCTGGAAGTCCAACGTCAATCTTTGTCCACTGCAGGTACATGTACTGAGATCCAGTTATGTACGTGTCGATACCGTTGTTCTTGAAGAAGAACCCGTTCTCCCTACGATCAAACTCTCCCTCTATGTAATCCACCCACTTGGCCTTGAACTCCTTTGACATCGTGTGCCACTGGAAGATAGACTTAATGTTTGACAGTTCCCTTGGATAGTCTGCTGGTTCCCAGTACTGGTTCTCCTTTTTCTCGTCCCTTTTATACACGTCTTTTGGGACGGATGGCAGTGCTATATTGAGACCATTTATCTCGTATATGTCACCAATGGTTCCGTCCTTAGATATTACAACCAGGTCGTGCTTCTCGTCATAACCATAAGCCCAAGACTTGCTCTTGTTCTTCATGTGTATGGTGTTAGCAGGTAGGAAGTCGCTAAGCCTTGTGTATAAGTTATTTAGATCTTTTTTCTGCAAATCCCTGTATTTTAGGTTCCGATACCTTAACCTCCTCGGTCAGTTTGTCGTTCTCTTGCTCTATCCTATTAAGTATCTGGAAGGCATCTTCGATAGCTAAGCGTTTTGTAGCTGCCGCGTTCTTTAGCTTATCCGCAGACAAGTCTGTCTCCATGCCAGTTATAATCTCGTCCTCTGCAACCTTTATTAGTTCATTAACTGCCTTATATCCAGCAGCAATGATCTTCTGTTTTATTATGTTGTGGTCCATTTGATTGTAATGTTTTTGGTGGTCATCCTGTACAGCTTCTCGTCGTTTATATAGAATGGGTACTCACTGTCTGGCTCAAACGAGATCTCATCTCCAATGCTTAGACCAAGGTCTAGCAACTCTTGATTTATATAGACAATAGTACCCATCAGTGGCTCCTCCTTGCTGTTCTTATTTATGGTAGATTCCATCTGTTTTAGCGGCTTAATAAAGCAGTACTTGGAGTGTGTGTTCCACTCACCGTTCTGGTTGTACATGAAGTACTGCTCGTCGTCTATAAAGAATAGGTCGTCCTTAAAGAAACTGGCTCCGCTCTTCTCCTTACCCTTCATGTCGTAGTAGACCTTGAAGACGTTATGGTGAACTAAAAGTATATCGTTAACTTTTACTTTTCCGTCATAAGTTAAAGGTACGCTTACAACTTCTGCAAGTCTGTTAGACACCGTGTGGTCTTCTTTAGACGTGCTAGTTATAAAGTCAACACCTCCAATATTTTTTATATTATTGTATCGCCTACCATCTAATGGTCGGACGATAAACATATCTGGGGATCTCATCAGAAGTTTATGTTGTACTCTAGTGAGACTGGCATGTTAATGTTAAACTCCTTCCAGCAGAACACTTCAGAGTTCTTCTCTATCCATACCTTTATACCTCCAGACTTATCATCTAGCAGTATAGAGTGTATCGTGTAACTCTTATCCAGGACCTCCTGACCGACGATGAAGTGCATCGCGTCGCTCTTGTAGTTAGGCCCTATAGATATCTTTCTAATATCATTCATTTGATTTGATTTATTATGGTAATATTATGTTTCCACCACTAGTCCATGCTGCGTTGTATGTACTTCCTTGTAACTCTATAACTGTAGTGTTTACTACTGTAACTGTCCATGTTCCATTTGCATTTGTTGTTCCTCCAACGCCATAGATATAAACTGAGTTCCCTGTTACAAATCCATGAGCGCTAGTTGTTGTAACTCTAATTAATCCTCCGTTATTTGATGTTCCAGAAACTGTTAATAGTCCATCTGCTATTATCCAGTTATTTGGTGCTGATGTTAACACTGCTCTTTTTACGCTTGATGCCGCTGTATACTTAGCTGTTCCAAAACTTATGTTTGTTGAAAGTGGTGATGTTGTGTTCGGTTTAACACTTGGTAATGATCCCCATCCGTTGTATATTGCATCTAGGTTAGTTGATGAGAATGTGGCAGGTAATTTTCCACCCATAAAAATACTAAAGTTAGTTACATTAGATACATTCCAAGAACCAATGTTTTGGTTAAAAGCGGTAGCAGAATTAAACATACTATTCATATTAGTCACATTACTGACATTCCAAGAACCAATGTTTTGGTTAAAAGCGGTAGCAGAACTAAACATACTATTCATATTAGTCACATTACTGACATTCCAAGAACCAATGTTTTGGTTAAAGGCGGTAACACCCTGAAACATATAACTCATATCAGTCACCTGACTCACATTCCAAGACCCAATAGGTTGGTTGAAAGCGTTATTTGTTGCAAACATAGAACCCATAGTTACTGATGCGGCAGGTGATGTATTTATGTTCCAACCATTTATGCCTGTTAATCCTGTTACTGGATTTGTATTTGTATTGCTTCCATTAGTAAAAGCATCCGCATTATAAAACATAGCATCCATGCTAGTAACACTACCAACATTCCATTTACTAAGGTCTTGGTTAAATGAACCATTTGATAAAAACATATTACCCATAGCAGTCACTTTACTCACATCCCAATCTCCAATATATCTATTGAAGTTAGTATTCTGGAACATTTGATTTGTAACCACTGATGCAGCAGTTGTACCTATGTTCCAACCGTTTATACCAGTTCTTGAAGTAATAGGATTAGTAACTGAATTATCACCATTGTTAAATGCTGTTGCTGCACTAAACATACCAGTGAATATTGTTACCTTACCAACATTCCATCTACTAAGATCTCGATTAAATTGAGTTGCACCTTGAAACATACTACCCATATTTGTCACATTGCCAACATTCCAAGAGCTAATATCTTGATTAAATAAAACGGCATTTTGAAACATTGAAAGCATCCATGTAACACTAGTTGTGTTCCAATTACTCAATGGCCTATTAAACTTAGAAGCACCCAAAAACACACCGTACATATTTCCTGTTACAACAATATTCCAACCATCTAATCCAGCTCTTAAAGTTACAGGATTTATATTTGTGTTTAATCCATTTTCAAAATTAATAGCATTAGAAAATATACCACTAAGTGTATTCACTTTAGATACGTCCCAACCACTAATATCTCTGTTGAAAGCACTAGCACTAGCAAACATAGATTCTAAAGTAATTGTGCCTGTTACACTTCCTCCTATATTCCAATTATTTATAGGTGCTGAATCATCACCATTTCTAAAATTAGATGCACCTTGGAACATACTTTGAAATGTTGTCACCTTACTAACATCCCATGGTGTAGTACCTGTTCCTAGGTTAGAGTTAAATGCAGTAGCACCTTTGAACATACTGAGCATATTTACTGATGCTGCTGTATTGTTTATATTCCAAGATAATTGATTTCCTATACCATCACCAGATGCAAATCCATTATTAAATGCCGTTGCACTTTCAAACATATTTTGAAAATCAGTTAATTTACTAACATTCCAATTAGATAAGTTTTGATTAAATGCTATAGCACGTCTAAACATATAACCAATACTTACTGCTGCTGCAGCAGTATTTAAATTCCAGTTGCCAATAGGTTGATTAAAGGCATTAGCATCAGAAAACATACTACTCATGTTAGTCACCTTAGACATTGTAGATACGTTACCTGGCGTACTTCTTTCCCAGTTTCCAATTGGTTGATTAAACACTCTTGCATCATAAAGCATCTGTTGCATAGTAGTTACGTTACTAACATTCCAATTGCTAATATCTGAATTAAATTTATAACAACCTCTAAATAATTGAAATGCATTTATTAATGAAGATGTATTCCATTCATTTATTCTACCAATAGTGGTTATTTCAATACAATCATAAAATGCAGATGATAAATCAGTCACTCCAGTTAAATCAGGAATATCAGTTATTCCAGACATAGTTACATAAGAACAACTATTAAAAGAACCTGCTCCTAATTTTAATTTACCCCAACTAGATATAGACCTTAGTTTTAATCTATCGTTAAAACCCCCATTTCCAAATCCAAAAGAAAAATTATCTCCAAATACCCTTACTGTATATGTGTCTGGTGCTGCATATGTGTGTATTCTATTTGCAACAATATTACTATTATTCATAGTACTATACTGACCATCACCCCAGTCTACCCATATTGATTTTCCAGAAGCAATACTTATTGGTAGTTGTATTTGATTAGTTGCTGATGAACTTTGTTTTATACTTAGCGATACGGTTCCAACAAAACTAGATGATGGTGTAATTGATAGTGTAGCCGCAGTTTTTGGAGTTAGGGTTACTATAATATTGGTTCCAGGATTTAATGAAGCACTAGATACACCTCCGAAGTTTATTACAAATGTACCTGTTCCAGTAGCTGTGTACTGCATTCTATAACTCTGTCCTGCAGTAGGAACTAAACCAAACTGCAGTACAGCTGTACTTCCTGCAGTGTGAGTGTATCCACCATTTAAAAGACTTCCTCCAACAGAGGCAAGTGCCCAATTAGTTAAAGTTCCAGTTGCAGTTATACCAGCTAGCTCTGTTATACTAACTGCCCCAGCTTGATCTGTCTTCCAAACAGATTGGAATAAACTTAATTTTTTTGTTCCGTATGTTTGAAACGCTACTCTATTCATATTATAGATTTCCTGAAGTTATAAATTTATTTGGAGCTAGCACTCTCTTTAATGTAAAACTTAACTTAGGAAACATAGTTAAAGCTGAATTGTTATATAGTGTTACACCAGATACTGGAGTCACTGTCAATAGTGTTGAATCCATTGTGACAAATGTACACTCAAACCCATCTGGCAATGACAAAGGAACCGTTAGTACTAAAGGAGTGGTTGGCACAGGAGCTGTAAATGTAATTACCTTTCCATTGTCTGCTGATGCTAATAAGTAGTCAGCTGTTTTTTCTAAGACATTGTATATTAATGGAATATCTCCTGGTCCATCAACTAAAGATAAACCTCCAACTGTTTTTATGTTTACTCCAGATACAAGTGCGTTTTGTTTATTATTAAACGTAGTAAAATTTGCAGCGGTTAGCACACCTCTATTTGTAGCAGAAGCGTTTGGTACGTTCAAGGTAATAATTGGTGTTGATGTTTCATTTATTACAGTGCTTGATAGGTCAGTTTGACTTACACTGGTAAGCGTTAGGGCAGCTACTTCAGTAACAGTTCCTACTCCTCCACCTCCTCCAGATGTAACTGGGATATTTAATGTATTGCCTATAAGTGTAGCTTCACCAGTTCCAAGTGTTGTAAGTGATATCTTTCCTTGTGTGATTGCAGTATCAATTGCAATAACATTTGGAGAAGAAGTAAGTAACCCAAAACCAGGTGTAACCGCTTGAGCTACGTTGTACTGTACAAATGTGATCGGTGTGGTACCAACTGTTATTGTACCTGATGTGTTACATATGAAGCCCTTTCCTCCATTTGTATCTCCAGACAGTATAAGCGTATAGTCACCATAACGAATTTCTCCTAATGGGTTGTTATCTGAGTCTGCAGATCTAATTAATCTATAAGGCGTCACAGAGTCTCCTACAACATCTACAGTGTAAACACCGTTTTGAAGCGCGCTTGTTTGTTTCCAAACTAAAACTCTATCTAGGTAAGAAGGAAACTCTCCGTCTACCTGTAACGCACCATTTGTTGTTGCCGTAAGTGTGGCTCCAACTCCTGCTGTTCCGTTACTATAGTTAGCTGTTAGGTTGCCTGTTGTGGCTGTGTATACAGGAGAATTAAATACAACATTTCCTGATATATTATCTACGTACTGCTTTGTTGCAGCACCTAAAGCAGTTCCTGGATCACCACTAAGAACTAACAGTCCTGACATTGTGTCTCCAGATCTATTCACTGGTACATAACCTAAATCTGCTTGCTTAGAATTAAAATTAATCCAGTCTGTATTACTTAATAGCCCCCTGTTTGAAGCAGAAGAGCTAGGTATATTAAACCTATGAACTGTTCCTGATGAATCTATGTTGAAGTTAGTTCCTGTAGTTCCTACCTCTAAAGATTGTGCGGCTGCACTTAGGTTGTTTATAGAGGTTATTCCGCCTCCACCTCCACCACCTGTTGAAGATATAAATCCTCCAGCTATTGTTATATTGTCGCCTGCTAGTATAACAGATCCATCAGCTGCTAGTATTTTAGAACTAGTACCACCTGGTATTTTAAATTTATTAGCAGTTATGTCTGTAATAGTTTCATTTCCTGCAATTGTAACCTGTTGAAGTGTTGGAGTTATTCCAGCAGCTGCACTAACTAAGTCAACTATACTTTGTATACTAAAATTTTTAGTTGAATTATCGTTTTCAACATCTGTTCCAATTAATAAATCATCAACATCTGGTAGTGCTATTTCTTGGTACTGGCTAATTTTTGTCATCTGTGATCTCTCCTGTTTGTAGGTTTATGTTTACGTTTCCGTAAACTTCTAATAATTTTTTTTCTTGTTCCTTAAAGTCAATTGAAACCGTCTCTAGTTTAGAGAATACGTCTTCCTTGAATACATTAAGTTTTTTTATTTCAATTTCTGCGTCTGCGATCTTTCCTTTTAAAGAATTAAACTCTGAATTAACTCTTCTTAGGTCTTGTAATTCTTGCTCTGTTATTGTTTTCATTTGATTTAAATTTTTTTTACAAAGATACTTATTTATTTATTGACTTTATCACGTGATTATCGTCTATCTTATCTAATACCCAAACTAATGCCTTTCCAAGACCAGTTAGCGTTCCTGTCAACTTATTCTTACCTAATACACTTGAAATAGTCTCGTTTATATCTCCAAACCTATGCCCAGTTGCAAGTGTCTTATTAAACAAGGTCCTAAACTCTCTGTTACCAAACTTGTCTAAGTTAACAGCTGAACTCTTAAAGTATCCAGACTTGTCATTAACAAATAACCAGTTGATTATAGTTAGTGGAAGATATAGTACGTATGCTATTATAAACAGTATCATAATAAGATTGCGTCTGCTTGTATGAATAGATCATCTACCTGTTCGTCTGTCAGTTGTAGTGCAGACTGCAATAATAAAACCGTTTGACTTGCTCTCTCTACAGTTGTTCCAAATTTCCATATGTATGTTGCAGCAGTCTTAGAAGGTTCTGGCATAGCGTCTATAGCAGACTCTATCTGTGCCTCTAGTTGCATTAATTTTAATACAGTCCTAATTCTCCATAGTTGTACTTCGTAAGGAACAGCAGGTTCAGAATACATTACGTATTGTATATACGCAGGTAATTCATCTTCTGAAACCTCAAAAGCGTTTGGGAATTGTGTTAGTATTGAATGATTCTCTAAGTCACCTATATAAGTATCTGTTATAACAACTGTATAAGTATCTGTTCCTACGGTGTTAATTTGTCTTATGTGTTTCATTATACAAAGTATTGAATTGTTACGTATGCGTATCTATAAGCAGCAGCGGTCCTTGTTATTACTATTTCACTAGCTGTATTTGTTGAGTTTCTCCTTAATGCACAGAAAGCAGCATTACTTGTCGCTACTACTTTAGATCCTATCATCATGCCGCTTCCATAGTTAATAACTTCATTAGCAGCTATGACAGATGTAGGAAGAGCTGGAGTTGGAGCAGTTGATGGTAGTTCTAAAGTTACAGATGTTAAAGTAGCCGCTCCCGCAACACCATAAGATAAGTTAATTATTAACGTTACTAAATTACCAACTTGCGAAAGCGAATATGTATGTTGAGGATTTGTACTTGGAGCAGTACCAGGTGACCAAACAATAGCTCCTGAATAAGTTTGATTTGTTAAATTCTCAAATGGTTGTTCAGTTGGTGTTGCACTTGCATTTGTATTATTTGCTAATATCGTATAAGCGCCTTGGGTACTTACTACATTATCTAAAAAATAAGCTCCGTTGTATACCTTTACAAATGATACTCCTCCTGTTGTACTTAAAGATGATATAGATGTAAGATTTGCATTAATCGGTTGCTTGCCATTTAATTGCCCTTGTATTGCACTTGTAACGCCACTAACATATTTTAATTCTACTAATGATGGATAACCATCCGCTGTAGTTAAACTTTTAATACTTTTATTTGAATCAAAAGAGGCTATTGTAGAAGTTACTTCTGAGTTAATTACTAACCCTAAATCATTCATTTTAACTCTTTCAATTGATGAAGAACCATTACTAGTATAAAATATTAAATCAGTTTTGCCAGAACCTCCAGTGCCAATACCATTTTGTGTTATCGCTTTTATTTGAGCAGTTGAATAAGCAATACTGTTATCATCTTTTGCAGAAAATTGTAATGTTCCTACAGTATTTCCAGCTACAATATTAGTATTAGTATTTCTTATATCAAATACTCCGCCAGTTGTAGAACCTACTGTAGCTTGCGGTAGTAATCCATAGGTAGGAGTCCCAACAACCCCATCTCCAAGAATAGTTTGACTACTGAATGTTTTACTTCCAGCAAAAGTCTGTAATCCGATTGAAACCAATCCCTTTTGAGTTGCGCTTGCATCTGGAATTAAATCAACAGCTGCCGAATGTTCCCATAGTGAAGCAGCATCATTCCAGTATAATATCTCATTGTTTAATGCTGGAGTTTTCTCAACATCTGCTAAATCTTTTAAATAAATATTAGGTATTATTGCAGAAGATATCGAAGCCGTTCCTCTTACTGGGTCATCTCCGCCAAATAGAAATTCATACGAAGCTCCAGAACCACCCCCTGTTTTAACACCATAAAATTTTAGAACTACCCTGTCTGTACTTAAGAAAATTCCATTGTTCCATAATGCTATTGAGATATACTCAACATAAATTCCGCCATTAGCTGGTACAACAACTGGAGAACTATCTGCTATTTTCGTTTCAACTCCTGATATATCTCTCTTATAGATACTGAAGAAGAAGTCTGCCCCACTAGATGTAGAACCTCCTGTTCTTCTTATCTTACCAATTACTGAAAAATTAAATACTCCAGGATTACCTAATAAGATACTAGGATCACTAATTACTGCCCCGCAAAATGTAGGTGATGCCAGAGTACCAGTTATCGTTGGTGTTAGAACATCAACTGCTGTAGTGTTATATCTTGTGTCAGTTATATTTCTAACTAACGCAGTATAACCAGCTATAACAGGATCAGGTGACGTGGTAGCATATAAATCTAATGTAGATGGTAAGTCAGCAGAAGTTAAGTATGTGTTATTATCAACAGATCCGTCAGCCTTTAAAAACTGAAAGTCAAATCCGCCACTTTTAATTAATTTTGTAGCAGTTAATTCCCCCTGTTGGTTTATGGTTAGTTTATTAACTGCATCTTTATTTATTTCAATAGTGTTTCCAGTTGATGACCCACCGCTATTTATTACAAGTCCCTTAGAAGTTGATCCTAAATTTAATGATGCGTTAATTCCTTCGTTACTAGTGACAAATAATGCAGTTCCGATATTAGATTGCAAAAATCCTCCATACGTATTGCCAATTCCAAATATACCAGAATATCCACCTTCACCATATAGACCAATACCACCACCTAATCCGTCTTCTCCAATACCCCAAACACCTGGAGCACCTTGCCCATAAACACCTGTCCCTTGTATGGCTCCACTGTTGGAATTAACATTACCATTAACCCCTTTAATGGCATACGTATCTATATTATCACTTACAAAATCCCAATTTATTAACGTACTTTGGATTCCGTTAAACGGAACACTATCTCTATATACTGTAATAATATTATCAGTAGTTGCCCCTAGGTCAGTAACTTGTTGAAGGTTTTGGTCACCAGTATTTGTGCCAGTGATTGCTGCTAACTTATTCTTTTCAGTAGTTGTGTAATTATTTAAAGTAGCACCAGCCAAAGTTCCGTCTCCTAATGGAACAGTCGCATCATCGCCTGTGCTGGAATTAATAGTAAAGTTAGTAGATGTTTGAGATGTAGATAAGTTTGTATTTCCTCCAATTGATGACAACGCAACAGTTGAACCGTTATCTAATAAAATATTAGTTCCTGTGCCTCCAATTTTTATAAATGAATTAGCAGTTATAGAATTAGTGGTACTTGATCCAATATCTGTAACCTCTTGAAGATCCTGAGATCCTCCTCCGCTACTAATATCTATAAGGGATATCATGTAGTCCTCGTCCTCCTCTATAAATCCGTTTCCTTCTATAAACTCTACGTTTACAACAAAGAAGTTAGGATCTTCTAGATACTCTTCTACAGAATTTATCTTGTAACTTCCGAACAGGTTTATATTCTTAGCCTTGTATAACAAAACATTTGTACCAACCAAAAAATCAAAGAACTCTACTATGTAGTTTCCCTTTAGTGTTGTGTTGCTAAGTAAGAATGTGCTTATTGCAGAAAAATTAACCGTAGGCCCTATCTCTGTCTCAAATGACAGTGTTCCAGTAGGTCTTGTCTCTGGAGGTGTTATTGTGAAGTACTTGTACAGTAGATCCACCCCAGTATTAATTACTTGACTACCATTAAAATAATTTGATAGTTTTCTTGGGGTAAAGTTCTTGGTCTTGTTATAAGTGTTTACGTCTGTACCTATCCACTTATCATCCGCTGTTACGTACTCATCTATCTGATAGATACTTATTTTTGTCATCTTCCTTGTCCTTTATAGGATTTTTTATAGTTCTTGCTCTGTTTTAAGGACGAAGTCTTTGATTTAGAATGAATGCCTGGTCTATTTACATTACTCTTAACAACCTTAACAGATACTGTTTGTTTAGCCATATTACTACTATAAGTGAGATTATTATTATCCAGAAAAAGTTAACAGACTTTCTCTCTACTTGTTTTTTCTTTAATTTCTCAACAGTTTTCGTAGACTGTTGCTTATCTTCGATCTTAGACGCTATCTTTTTCTCGGTATATATAGACTTATCTTTTGTCTTTTTGTACGTTAAAACTACGTTCTTGTAAACCTTACCGTCTATAACTATGTCCTTGCATGTGTCTAGTGGAGTTATTACAAGTTCGTCGGTTATAATATCATTTTTAGTCTCTACATTAGAGACTATATTTGTCGCAATTTTAGTCGATATTTGCGACACAGAATCCTTCTTAACCTCATCTATCACTACCTTTCTAGCAGAACAAGATGCTAGTAGTACTGCGCATGTTGATAACAACACGCATATCCAGAAGTATATGTAGCTCCTATCTTTCATGATATGGTTATAGTTATGTTCTTTGCCTTCTGCATCTTTTTAAATAATGAGTCGAATGCCTTCCTTGACTTTGTGATGTAGTCAACTGATCTGTTTTGACCAACAAGTATGCACCCCTCTGTGTCGTGGTTTGAGTTCCCTGCGTGGATACGCACTCCCTCAAAGTTAGGTACACCTATAAGTAACGGAAGTAGTCTCTTGAACCTATTAGACTGGTTGATTATAACCTTGTAAGTACCCTTAGGTATTGCAGTCTCTCCCTTTATCTTAACAAACTCTCTCTCGATGTCTTCTAACGTGTAGCACTCAAACTTTCCGTCGATTGTTAGCTCTCCTATTGTAGAGTTGTCTGTCCTGTGAAGTCTCTTTACCTCTATTTTCATTTAGATAATATTTTAATTATTGTACCAACCAGTCCTGCCGTTAACAAACCAGCTACAAACTTTAACTGGCCAATGTAAACCGACTTCTTAGCCATGTCAAGCTCGATAAACTCGAGCTTCTCCTTTAGAGCCTCTATGTCGTGCTTTATACTATCTATGTCTGATATAACTCCCTTGTTTCCGTTCACCTTAGACCCAACTAACGCAGAAGATATATGCTGTAGGTCCTCCTTAATTAGCCGAAGGTGTTGTTCCATTCTGTCTAACCTTTCTTTTTCTTGAAATTCCATCAGCCCTTCAATCCTTTAACTATGTCAGTAAATCCTTGAATGCTTATGTAGGCTGTTGCTATAACAACCCAGTCCTGAGATGTTAAGTCTCCAGCGAATAGTGCCATGCAAGCTATAAGGAAAACAAGTAGTTTCCTGCTTATGAACTTGTTCAGTATCGAGTCTATCTGCTCCCTGCTCATCTTACCATAGTGCAACCATACCAGTTGCGTTTGTTGTTGACGAGAATACTCTAACTATCTGTAAAGGAAGCACAACTCCTGCTGGAACTGAGTTCAGTGTTACGTCGTCTCCACCTGCCGTAAGAACGCGTATAATTCCTCCAGAACCAGTGTATAGTACACAAGGATCTACTGATAATCCGTCTTCTGCGCTTGGTGTTGCTATGTCTACTGTGTCAGACTTTACTACTGCCTTTGCTCTTGTCTGCTGTAATTTTTGATATGCCATTACTTTAATATTTTGTTTATTAATAAATCTGGGTTATTTAGCGCTTGCTTTCTTTTGGCGCATCCACATTCTTTCTTTGTTACTTTTGCAACCTTATCTACAACTGTTTTTATTCCAGTTGCCGTTGTTATCTGTTCTATTCTGTCTCCTAGTAGCATAACATTATTTTTTAGTTCCTCTTGCTCTTTTGTCTCCAGGCATCGCGCACTTAGACCCACGGTTCACTGAAGCCTTCTTCATAACTACACCATTCTTTGTGTGACTAGCATCTAGTCCGTCTTGGTTACCGTACGTTCCACGTTTTCTGTTAATAGCGTTGAGCTCTACACGCTTCTTTACCTGATCAGGGGACTTGTTGTACTCCTTCTGGTAGTCGTTGTGCCTCTTCTTCGCCTCTGGATTAGCAGCGTAATATTTAGCTGTTCTTCCTGGCATTATTTTTTCTTCTTAGCGATCATCTTCATGAAGTCAAACTTCTCTTTCTTCTCCTTTTTTACCGCCTCTACCTTTGGTTTTGCTGCTGCTTTTTTCATTTTTTCGTTTTTTATTTATTATATAATGATATTTTTAAACACAATTCTAAAAACAAATCTAAATTTAAATCACTTTTCATTCTATTTACTTCAAATATAACTAATTGTACATTTTCTTTTGTATATCCTTTTTTTGGATCTATTTTATCTATAGAATAATTTTCATTAACAAAATCAACTCCACTTAAAGCACATTTATTATTTTGATCTTCTAAAATTTTTAAAATTATTTCTTCATTTATCTCAAAAGAAATGTTTTTTGTTTTAGAATGTTGTTTTGCATCTTTCAGTTTAAATTTTAATTTATTATTTTCTCTTGTTAGTTTTTGACGTTCATTATTGCAAATTTTACATTGGATGTTATTTCCTGTATGCAATCTCCAATTTAAATGTTCTCCATGTTTTTTACATAAAATAGGAAGATTACTTTTAAATTTTTGAATCTTATTTAATACTTCTTCTTTTTGTATTCCTTTATTATGAGGAATAACTCCTTTTTCAAATTTCAATTTATTTTTTCTTTTTATTTGACTTTCCAGCCATACTAAGACTTATTGCTATTGCTTGCTTCTGTGGTTTTCCACTTTTCATTTCTGTTCTGATATTCGCACTAATAGTCTTAGCGCTGCTTCCTTTTTTTAATGGCATTATTTCTTAGTGTTACCCTTTAGGTAAGACATCTTACCCTTCAAAGATTTTGCTGATTCGTACTGTGTTGCCTTCTTTTTTGTGGCAGCCATAGCTGTTGTGCATTTTTTCTTCATGATATTTTATTTATCTTTGCAAAGATAATAATATAAATCAAATGAAATACAAGCCATACGCAGACTACCTCAAGTACTGGAGGGCAATAAAGACGCTCATCCGCAACAAGTACAACCTAAGCACATCCGATATCGACATACTCCTTTTCGTCTACAGCGAGGGATACTTCCGTCACAGACAGTTCTGGGAGTTCGAGTCTGGACTCACATGGGAGAAGGACCGATTCAAGAGAATGATAGCTGACGGCTGGATCAGCCTGTGGAGGCCGAACAAGAACGGTGAGGCTGCCCTGTATGAGGCCTCTTACAAGACTAAGAAGATGGTCACAGACATATATCACATGATCGAGCTCAAGGTCCACGTCTCAGAGAACCCTGTGTCAAACCCAATGTTCAGGAAGGACGCGTCGTACACAGAGAAAGCCTCCAGGCCCATTATTCGTAAGATGAATCGTACACGTAAGGAGCTCAAGAGGCTTAGGGATATCGAGGATCAGAAGATCTAGAGGACCACGACTATGTCCCTCTCCATAATAACTGTGTACTTGATGTCGTTTACCAGCATCGTGTATCCAGCGTTCTTGTCGTAGTAGATTATGTCTCCCTCCTTCACGCAGTCCACGTTAGTTCCAGGCTTCACAACCTCTCCCTTCTTGTACCTGAACTGTTCTGTCTCGTTTCCAGTGAGCAGCAGACCCGACTGGGTCCTGATCTGCTCTTCTATTGTGTTGATTACTAGGTATTTATTGATTGGTTGCATACTATAGTGTTACTGATAATATTTCTTTTATGACTTCCTTGTCTGGATCTATTACAAATCCTAGCTGCTTCATCGTTGCTACCTCTAGTGATACGCTATTCTTTTTACATACCCATAGCTCCTGAGCAAACGTAGAGTCTATTATCTCGTAATTCTCATCCCTTGTCACGTTAAATATCGCAACCTTTACCTGTTTCATTTTTTTCTCTGGTGTTGGCCAACTAATTGTTCCTGAACAAAGTGTTGATCCGTTACTAAGTGTTGTTCCCATTATGCTCGTGTCATTGTTATTATTGCGTTAGTACTAAGTATTGTTGTGGCCACACTGACCGCGTTCTTAAGCGCGTTCTTCGTCACCTTCAGCGGGTCGATGATCCCCATCTCGTACATGTCACCGTACACGTCGTTCTTCACGTCGTACCCAGTGTTAGCATCCGATGCGCACTGCTCCATAATGTCGTAACCGTCGTTACCTGCGTTCTCGTGGATCTGCAACAGTGGAGCCTGAATAGCCCTGGCCATGATCTGCATCGCCACGTACTTCTCTGGGCTGATATCCTCTATCATGTCGTCAGCGTCTGCGATGATCCTGTAGGACTCGTTGAACAAAGCTAATCCTCCTCCTGGAAGGATTCCCTCCTCTAGTGCCGATCTTACTGCGCAGACTGCGTCGTCTACCCTGTCCTTTCTCTCCTTCTGCTCCAGGTCCGAGTTTCCTCCAACGTATATAACAGCGATTCCACCTGTCAGGCTGGCGATCCTGTGCTTTATGAACTCCTTGTCCTGCTTCTTCTGTGCAGCATCGTGAGCTATCCACAACTGATCTACCCTATCCGTTACCTCCTTGTCCTTACTTGCTGGCTTGATGATAGACGACGTGTCTCTACCTATAATGATCCTGTCTGCCTTTCCAAGGTCCTCTATTGTTATCAGACTCAGGTCGTCACCCGTGCTCTCCGAGAAGTACTTGGCTCCAAGTGATATAGCGATGTCGCTCATCAGCTCGTTCATCTTGTACCCGAACTCTGGCGGTGCGATGTTACAGAACTTCAGCTTGTTCTTAACCACGTTCACTGCCAACGTGTTGATCACGTTCTGGTTGCATGGCCCAATGATGAGCAGCTTCTTGTTCTCCTGTATAACCGTCTTAAGTACGCCCTCTATAGACAGGATATTGGAGATCTCCTGGTCTGTAACCAGTACCAAGACATCGTCCATTATGCACTCGTCGTTCTTGAAGTCGTTCACGAACATGTTAGATGTGTAACCCCTTCCAATCTTGATACCGTTTGTGAACTCTGAGTACGTCTCTGCCGTCTGTGAGTTCTCGATTGTCACGATCCCGTTCTTACCAACCTTGGTGTAGGCACTCGATATGATCTTACCAATCTCGTTGTCGTTATTGGCTGATATAGATGCCACGTTGTGCAGCGTCTTTCCACTCACCTTCTTGGAGGATCTCTCCAGGCTGTGTATGATGCCGTTGGCAACACTGTTTATGTTCTTGATCACCTCTGTCACGTTGTGCCTCTCGTTCAACAGGTCCTGTCCCTGTCTCACGATGGCCTCCGTAAGCACGATGGCCGTAGTGGTTCCGTCACCAGCACTTGTAGCTGTACGGTCTGCCGCCTCTTTCATCATCTTTACCGCCAGGTTCTCCACTGGGTCTAGTAAGAATATTGATTTAGCTACCGTTACACCATCTTTAGTAACCGTGATTCCGTGCGTGTGGTTTGGTGACTCGATCAGAACCGTGCGACCCCTTGGTCCTAGCGTGCTCTTTACCGCCTTGGCAATTGTAGTTATGCCATTAATTAGTTTCTCTCTTCCTTCCTCGTCGAACAGTAGTTCCTTGGGACTGTATCCAAATTCTTCCATGATTTAATTAAATTTTGACAAATATACAACATTTATATTAATATTTATACCTAGCCATATCTATATGTTAAAGTACACTTTTGGCCAACAAAAAAACGCATAACATTTAAGCTATGCGTTTCTCGATTTCTTCTACTCGAATGAGCAGTGAACTACTTCTTCTTCTTAAATATGATGTTGTGCATAGGTGCTGTCATCTCTTTTGACATCCTCATTGCGCTTGCCATGGTCATAGCTTCTTCGACCATTTCTTTTTTCTCGTGTAAGGCTTTGGCTTCCTTGGCCATCCTGTACAAACCAATCTCTTGGACTGGCATCTTCTTGTTTATACCCATCTGAAGTGTATGCTAATAAATGTTAAATATATGATCAACTCGTTGTCGTCATAGTCCTCGTCTATCGGATAGAATCCCCACCCTATAGATGGACCGATGTTAAATCTGTTTTGAATTTCTATTTCCATGGTACAAAGATATAAAAAAATATTAGAAATTTTTAGGTGTTGGGTTATATATTGGGTATGCGTGAGCCGTCCAAAATGGAAAACGATCTTTTTTCGAGGGGTGGGGTACCAAAAGTAGGATTTCCCTCCAGATTTTTAGGCTTTTCCTGGGGCACCTGGTGGGTACCTCTCCAGGCCATACGTGTACCTGGTATGCCTCTCTCCAGGTAGGTATATGCCATCGGTCAGCCATTTATTCCGATATAATGTAAGGAATGTATAAATAATGTAAAGCATATGTAATGAATTCAGAACCGTTACATCGTGTGAACCATTGATATCACTAGGATTACCTAGTAAAATGTAAAGATGCGCGTTTGGTACCTATATACCTAGCCTATATACGTTTATATATTATATGTTTTTTTTTCGCTACGAAGAAGGGGAGTAAGTTTACATTCTTACATTTTTGAGGCTCAAGTCAATGATATCAAGGGCTACGGCGATGTAAGACTTTTTTAAACTTTACATTTTTTTACATAGTTTTACATTCTAGGGGCTTCCCGAGGTTTTCGTTACATTTTGGACTGAATTGATGCTTTCCTGGAAAGCATGTTACCAGGTAACACTTACTGTGTTATGCATAGTACTATTTTGTGCTCAGAGACCCTCACACGGGCAACAACAAACCATCCCTCACGCGCGTGTACTTATTATTAAAAAATAGAAGAATCTCATAACTCGCACGTTATCAATTACTTAGTATAAATACAAAAAAACTTTGCCTTGGGAAGTCCCGTAAACACTAGGAAAATGAAAATAATTTAAAAAAAGTTGCATTTTTATTTGGTGGTTTAAAAACTTATTATAATATTTGCAGTGTTCAAATGAACGAGTGGAGTTAACCACTGATTAAATCGGGCTACATCTTCCCTACTAGATGTTATCGAGACCACAGAGAATAAGTGGCGGAGGTGTAAGTGTCACCATAACCACTCTACTGCTGTCGCAGGAGGTTAATTACCGAACGACCATGAGCTCCTCAAATAGAGACAGACATGAAACGTACATGGATGTGTTATCCATGCTGATGAGCCACAGAATGGCGAAACGTTTAAAACTATTTATCATGACATCAATTATCAACAAGGTTAACGAAATTACAAACGATAACTTCACTAAGCTAGTTAAAGCTAGAAAAAATGCGGGAGCCTGCTTCTTAATAGTAGCACTAGCAAATGGAGGCGCTATTTATGGAAGCTACACATCAAGTGCAGTGTATTACATAAACGAAATAGGCGATGCATTCGGATTTAGAAGGTAGGTTAACTGATGAGTCCTAAATGGACGAAATGCCGTGAGGCATCTTAACCAATAAACATATTTAACATGAACATTTTTGAAAAAGTTTTAGTAGCATCGCTTACCACGTTATTCGTGGCAGGATTTGTAAGAGTAGTAATCGGAGTATTAACGGGAGAGTGCTCCAACATAACGTTTGGAATTTATGGGTAGTAACTTAAAAGACATCGGGCTTTGCCTATTACTATGGGCAGTATTTATAACTTTAATATCTATAATATGAACAAAGAAATCTTATATAGTCTAGAAGGCTATCCAATTAACCCTAAACTATACGGTCATTGGAACAAGTTAACACAGAGCGAAAAGAATAACTTGTATGCAAGGTACGTATTTCTATGCGAACAAGAGAGGTAGGTTAACTGACGAGATCTAAATGATCGAAACTCCTTCGGGAGTCTTAACCATTAAATATATTTAAGATGAAAGATTCATTGGCTTTATTATCCACCATAGACGTGGAAAGATTTTATGTGTGCTCGGTTTGGGAGCGCGAGGTGACCTTGCAAGGGATTGTAAGTACAGACCTGATACAATACTGCAAGGGATTGGGTGTTGAGGAATTTACAGTGAGTGACCTTGGTCATTTAAAGGCAGAGATTGGTAAACTTAAAATAGTACTAACATAATGAAAAAGTCAATCTATCAGCACATCAACGAGGCGTACAAGGACGAGGTTCCTACATTAGAGCAAGTGACCGCAATTATTAAGGAGAATGCTCCTAGCATATCGTCTCCCGATCAATCGTTTGATGAGACCGTACTATCAATTTACAATAACTATAAAAACTTTATCGCATCATGGACAAAATAGAACAAGCGAAGGCTATACTTAGAGAGGCAGGTTACTTTGTAGATAACCTATGGCACATCGACGATGTAAAAAATAATCACGAGTGCACAGACGATGAGGCTTATGACATACTAGAACAAGCCCTGACTAGTGATTGGATTACAGAACAAATATTCAGCGAGATAGATGATACTACAAAAATATAGACGGCAGTTAAGCGACAAGACAGTAACGGTTGACCACGGTGGTCAGCCGTTCTTTATACCTAACACATTCGAGCACTACATACTAGAGAATGACCTAGTGGAGATAGACATACCGAATTGGTTCTTAGATAAGCACAGAGAT